CTGACATCAGCACCATGCGCCAACAGGCCGCCGCTCTCTCAGCTCGTGAAGCCGCAATCGTAAAGACGCTTGCGAAGCATGGTGTAGAGGTCGATGGCCTTGTGCTGCCGGTCTATGTCCGCGCCATGAACAGCGCTGACTTCACACGTCAGGCTCGCTATTACGAAGACGACCCCTTCATCGCGTCGATGGTCGAATACGTAACAAAGCGCGACTTGGCCGAGCCAGAAGAAGTACGCGCCTTCGTTGACCGCCTCACTGGCCTTGAAGTTGACGGCGCACCTGGCGTGCGTGGTAACGATGTCTGGGAAGAAATCGTTGATCTGTTCGGGAACCCTGACCGCGCGGTCGCAGCCCTTACTGAGATGGGCTACGACAGCATCAAGACGACCCACATCAACGAGATCGATCAGGACGGCCAGTTTGGTGCAGTCGCCCATACTGTCCTGAACATCTTCGATAGCTCGAACGTCAAGCACGTCGAGGCTGACTACTTCGACTACAACGACGCACGCCTGTACTTCCGCGACTTCGAGGGTGAAGCCAAGGGCCTCTCTTCTGACCTTACGAGGGGCCTCATCACTGGTCAGATCGACAAGCTCGACAACATGTCTCCGCTGCCGACGCTTGAGCAACTCGAAGGCCAAGGTATCTCCTCGCCTGTCATCGATGCTGTGGCTTCGATCTGGCGGAAACGCCCGCTCACAGAGCGCGAAGAGCAAGCCGTCCGCAAGGTCGGGATCGGCGGCCTTATCATGTCGCAGTCGGCCCGCATGTCGGCGGTCGGTGCTCACTGGATGGCCAAGCGCTACGAAGATTTCTTCCCAACGGTTTACCAACTGTTCGGCAAGAAGTTCTTCCCGCTGCGCGATGCCATGCTGAAACTGCCCGACGCATCGAACGGTATCGGCATGTGGGTCCGCCGCGCTACTGGCGGCGCGCTTGAGCAGCCTAAGTCCTACTCGCGTATCGTGAAGGCCCTCCGCTACGGCGAAGGTAGCCGTCAGGAGAAAGCTCTCTCTAACCAAGAGCGTGAAGTCTGGCGCTCAATCCGCTCCAGCTTCCGCGCGGCGTTTGATGAGATGCGCCAAGCTGGCGTTATTATCGGCGACCGTGGGTTCAACTACTTCCCGCAGGTGTGGAACGGCAACGCAATCCAGAAGGATCGCGATGGCTTCCTCAACGCTATGGTCCGCTACTACGAAGTAGAGCAGATGGCCAAGGGGCTGCCCTTCAACCAGAACGAGGCCAACAAGTTCGCTGAAGGTCTGTACGCCAAATTTACTGACGATAGCGATACGGTGTACTTCCCAATCCATGCGTCGCGCCGCAATGCGACCTCGGACAACATCGACTACTCGCGCATCATCGAGCTGGACAAGTATCCTGGGATGATTGCTGAGCTTGAGCCGTACTTGGAAAACAACCTCGAAGCCATCCTGGTCAAGTACCACGAAGGCGCGGCCCGCCGTCTGCATCAGACCCGGACATGGGGGGTCAACTCCCACGGCTTCTTCGATTACATGCACGTCGCCGATCAGGGTATCGACGGCATCGCGCGCCTTCTCTCGTCGAATAAGGAGTTCCGCAAAGACATCCGCTCCATCACCCCTGATGGCTATGTCGATGTCTCTACGCTCCGCGACGTGGTGCGTGCGCCGTTCGAGGAAGACTACGCTGGCGCAAAGGACTTTGCTGAGCGCTTGGTCGAAGTCTATGCCTCGAAGGGCGAAGGCGCTGCCCGCCAGCTGCTCAAGACCATCGCCCCGAAGACTGACCGTGGCCTCGCCGTCCCGGCGTTCACGGCCCGCTCTGAGGCGATCCTCGGCGCGATCCGCGACTACGGTGGCATCGGCGGGAAGGTTGAAGCGAAAGAGTTCGACCTCATGGAAGACGCGCTGCGCGTCTCTCTCAAGCAGCCCCTAACCGCCCCGTCCTACGGTGGCGAGACTGCGCTGCACGCAAGCCGTGTGCTGCGCCAGTTCAACAGCCTCACGCTTCTCGGCTTCACGACGCTGACATCGTTCTCCGACTTGGCTCTGCCACTGATCCGTTCTGGTGAGTTCAAGGCTTGGTACAATGCGATGCGCCAGATGGCGCAAGACCCAGACTACGCTCGCCTAATCCGTCAGACTGGCGTAGCGGCGGAAAGCATCGTCCACGAGAACATGTCGAACCTGTTCGGCGGCCAGTCTGCCCGTATCAGTAATGCCTTCTTTAACGCGACACTCCTCACACCTTGGACGGAGATGAACCGGAAGATTGCGGGCGCTACTGGCTACGAGACTTTCAAGGTCATGCAGGATCGCGCTTTCCGCTACTACAAGGACGGCGCTCCGATTGGCGAACAGCCTTACCAGTACAAGCAAGCACACCGCTTCTTGTCCCAGTACGGCCTCGCTGACTATCTGCCAGCCGGTGCAAAATCTACGATGTCACTCGCAGACCGCACCCTCCTTGAGAGCGACGACACGCTTCGCACTGCGCTCATTAAGTTTGCTGACCAGGCTGTGTTCCAGCCAAACGCAAACGACATTCCCTTGTGGGCGCAAACGCCGATTGGTGCGCTGCTCTTCCAGCTCAAGAGCTACCCGCTGATGATGGCCCGTCTCGGCAAGGACGTTCTCGTCAACGACATCAAGGCGCTCTGGACAGGTGAAGGCGGTGATCCTCGCCGCGCTATGTACTTCCTCGCTCTTGGCCCCGCGTTCGGTATGGGTGCTCTTGCTCTCAAGGACATCATTCAGGCGCGCGGTGGCGAAGAGAACAACAAGCCAGAGCTTCGTAAGCGCAACATCCTTAAGGTGCTTGGCTACGACAAGGAGGTCCACGGCGATGAGAATGACTTCCTCGGCTGGTATGCGGAAGGCTTCATGACGATGGGCGGCCTCGGCCTTCTCTTTGAGATGGTCCACGACATTGCGGCGCAGGTCGATAACGGCGCGTACGGCAAGGTCCGCGTTGCCTCTACCGTTCTTGGCCCGTCCGCTGGTACGATGTTCTCGGCGATGGACGTCGCAGCTGGCATCTTTGACAGCGGCGAAAACTCCAACGCCAAGGAACGCTCAGCCGTCCGTGAAGCAGTGAGCCGCATCCCGATCGCTGGTCAGGTTAAGGGCTTCCGGGAGAAGGTGGTAGACGCCCTCGCTGGTGAACAGGAGAGCGGCGGCGGCGGTGGTTGGACTAGCTCTTGGGGGTCGAGCTGGAAGTAGCCAGCTCGCCACCCAAGGCGGTGTATCCAGCCTTATCGACCCAAGTGTCGTCTTTGCCGGGCGTCTCAATCGCCCGGCAAGTCTTTAGCCAGTCCATGCAGAGCGCCACTTGCCACGGCTCTACTTTATGATCGAGGATGATCGACCAGCCAATAGCATAGCGCTTGAACGCATCCTTGGCCTCACCATACTGCGCATGGCGGTCACCGCTAATCAGTGACCCAGCCGTCACTAAAACCTCGTCGCGATCCATAGTTACTCCTTCGGCAGCGGCTCGAACCGCTGGTATTCGTCACAGACATTCTCCGCCAACCGATCGTGCTTGTGGCACCACCAGTCACCGCTTTCGATAGGAAGAGCGTGTTGACATTTGTTGCACTCCTTCGGGACATCGGTGGTCCCCCAACAAACGCCCGCTTTAAAGCACCCCCGGCAGCGCCAATCCGTTAGATCAGTAGCGATCCTTCTGGCCTCACCACCCATCACCTTCGCTATGCGGTCGCTGATATGGGAGAACTCAAACTCATCAAACGCAACAATCTCGGCGTGGTATTCTTGATTGTTTTTATTGATGGCAACGAACAGGCTCTCGTGTATGCCGCTCATACCCATCATCATTTGCAGCTGCGCGAAGTAGCGAGGGTGACTGAATTTGACGCCCTCCTGCTTAAACTTCTTAAAGCTGGCATCGTTCATTGATTTAATTTCAAGGACACGCACAACTCCATCATCAAGTTCTACATGGCCGTCCATGTGGCAGGAGATGTGGCCGCCCCATTCTTGGTAAGCGTGCTGCCTTCCGGTAATCCCGTCTCGCTCCCAGACACGTATGTCAGCGCGTCGCTTCAAGTCAGCGACAACAACGTCTTCAAGCATGTGGCCCATGCGAAAGACACGCTTAATCCGTGGGTCGATTGGGTCTTCGGGAAAGCCGCGCAGCGAGAACGCAAGCAGCGCATCGCACGGATTCCCTATTATACTCGCGCCAATATAGTCACGCGGCTTCTCGCGCTCTTCGTTCGCGTACCCAACATCGATGGCCGCAACGACATCAGCTGCATTAAGTATCTTCGACATGCCGCACCAAAAGAAGCGGGGGCCGAAGCCCCCGCGTTAATCTTAGAAGGGGATAGCGTCGTTGTGCATCGCCGCTGGCTTCGGGGCCGCGCCATCAGCAGAGAAGAATGTCTTCACTTCTGTTGAGCTGCGCTCGTTGCCATCCTTATCCCGCCACGGCTTACCCTCACCGACG